CCGGTGTAATAACCGAGACGCGAACCCAACCCTCATAGAGTTCACCATCTGGCGCTCCCGTAGCACCACCGACGTAATAGAGGGCGGACACCGTGTTCAGGTCGCCGATATCTACAGCACCCGCCATATAGGCGGGCCCGCCCAAGCCGAACGCTCCGACCTTCATCAGCGCATCAGCGGTTACATCGTGTAAGTTGGTTTGAGCATCGAGGTATGCGGCGGTTCCTAACCCCAGGTCATCGCCTGTCAGCTGATCACCGCCTGTCACCAAACCTTGGGCATTCACGCTGACGGTGGAATAGGTGCCCGCTGCAACGCCGCTGTCGGCCAAAGTGATCGCTATGTCAGCGTTGGCGGTACCATCGAACGACACGCTGCCGCTAGCCGCCCCGGATACGCTCAGCGTGCGCGCTGTTTCCAATTGGGTGGCCGCCACCGCGGTTCCGTCGACGGGCAAAGCATCGGTGATGCCGTAGCCATCCAGAGTGGTCGGGTTGGTACCGGCGACCACCCGCCCAAGGGCATCGACGGTGACACTGCGAAAGGTGCCTACGCCTGCCCCACTGCCACCCGCGATCATGTCGAACTGCAAACTGGTGGTACCGAGGTTGATCGGCGCGTCGGTGACCAACTGCCAGAGGCTGTCGCCGTTGGTCGTGCCCTGCTCGACGTGGATAAACAGCCCCGGGGTCACTTCCAGGCTGTTGTCGGCATCGGCGGCCCGCGTCCAGCCTTCGGCGCTGACGACATACAGGCCGTTGTCCTGGGCTTCTGCCTGTGCGGCCACCAGCACGCGGTCACCGACGACCACGGCCACGTCATCGATGGTCTGCACATTGCTCAGGGTGATGGCGGCCGTGGCCGCCACCCGCGCGGACTGTTTGTGATCCAGTTTGGCCAGTTCCTCCTGGATCTTGAGGTCGACGTATTCACGCGTGGCCAGCACCACCGCCGGGTCGATCTTCAGCACGATGTTCGCCGAGCTGCTGACGATGAAGTTCATCCGCACCACTTGGGTCTTGCCCGTGCCTTGGGCCAACAACGGTTTATAGCTCGGCGCGCAGTTGGCCACCGCCACCAAATCACCGTCGACATCGTACAGGCCGATCTCGCGAATCCACTCACCGCCGACTTCCGGCGGAATGATCTGCTCGGTGATCACGGTGTTGGGGTTGGCCGGATCGACGCGGATCTGGTTGAGCGGTGCGCGACGCCACTCGTTGATCAACTGGGTTTGCAGACGGTCAGGGATCGGGTCGGTGCCGTTGGCATCGCCCAGGCCCATCTCGGTGAACATCCAGTCCAGGCCCATGGCGATGGCATTGGCATGCTTGGCTTCACCGACCGCCGTGAGAATGGCAAAAAACTGACTGGTCTTATCAATCATAGGGATAAACGTCCAAAGTATCGGTTTCATCGACGCAGAGCGCCGGGCCAAAAGTGCCGGTCACGTCGATGTCTAACGGGGCCGGTGGGTACACGTCGATCTCTTCACCCTCTTGCACGCACACGGCAATGCCCAGCACCCCCTCGGTTTGCAGACTGAGCGCCAGGTTGGTCATGTGCCGGCTGACCGGACGGGCGTCGTCGATCAGCCACGCCAGTTCCTCGTACAGTTCTTCGGTGATGCCGGCGTCATTCAGACCCACCTCCAGAGCGAAGGTGCCGGGCACGCCTTCCGGCACGGTGTCGAACCATTCGACGACGTCGATCAGGTAGCCCAAGGGCTCGACCACCCGACGCAGCGAACCGATGGTGCCCTTGCGTGCATGCACGTCGTACGCCGAACGGATCGCCGTGCGCTTGGCCTCCTGGGTCCAGTTGTTGTTCCAGCGGTCCACCGACCAGGCCGACGCCAGGTAGGGCAACAAGTGCTCGGGGCAGGTGTCGGCGTTGTACAAACTGCGCAGCGGAATCAGCGTGTTTTCATAGTTGGCCGCTTCCACAGCCAGCTCCAGCGGCGTGCTGTTGAGCGGTAACTGAGTGCTCATGTCAGGCCCCCAGCGTCACGCTGTAGCCGGTGCAATACGCCGCCTCGGCCTTACTCGGTTTGAGATCGGTCCAGCCCAGCAGCTCGACCCGGGCGATGCCGGGAATGTGCAATTGCGCATCGATCCCTGAGCGCGCCACTTCCAGACCCAAGCGGCGGCGTGGGTTGATCCACTCGCTCAGGCGTTTCTGGCTTTCGGCCAGGTAGGCTTCGTTTTCGGGCCCTGGTGCCTGCGGATACAACACGGCTTCAATGCGGTAGTCGATGACCACAGCGCTCTGCACCGTGAGGCGGTCGGCCACCGGCCGCACGTCTTCGTCATTGAGGTGCAGACGGACCTCTTCCAGCAGTTCCGGCGAGGCGGCGCCGCTGCCTTCCAGGCTGAGCACGGTGACCACCACCACGGCCGGTGACGGACTTTCCGCCGTGGCATCGGCCACCAGGCCCGAGGCGTTGCGCGCATGCAGGATGTAGCTGTTGCGCGGCCCGGCCGTGGTCAGCCCCTCATACGACAGCTGCACCCGCTCGCGCAGGGCATCGTCCTCTTCGAGCACCTGCGGCGTCGGCGGCACCGTGCTCGGATCTCCCGCCTGAATCACCAGGCGTTGCAGATTAACGTTCGCCGCCAGGTGATCGAGGTCGGCCCGCTCGGCATGGGCCAACAGCAAGGCCTTGCCCGCATCATTGACCCGCGCCCGGTTCTGCAAGGCGCCATACGCCGCCTGCTCGATCAGTTTCAGCACCGGATCGCTCTCCAGCTCGGCGCTCCAGTTGTCGCCCATGCTCAGGCGAAAGGATTCAAGTTTCTCCTGATAGACCACTTCAAAGTCGAGGTCTTCCAGCACTTGTGGCGGCGGCAATGCCGCCAGTTCCATGGTCATGCGGACACCTCCAACAACACATCACCGCCCAGGTACTGCCCGGTCAGCTCGAACGTGATCCGTCCATCCTGAATGGCCACGGCCCGCACCCGGCCCAGCTTCAGCCGCGGCTCCCAGCGGCCGAGCGTGCGCGCCACCTCGGCTTGCACCGCACTCTTCCAGCCATCATTGACCGGCAGGTCGACAAAGCGTCGCAGTTTGCTGCCGTACTCCGGGCGCATGCGTCGGCTGCCCAAGGGCGTGGACAAGATGTCCTCGATGGACTGGCGCAGGTGATCGACGCCGGAGATCAGCTGCCCGGTGCGGCGGTCCAGTCCGATCATCAGGTCAGCCCTCGACCGCGATAAAGTCTTTACGGCCGCGCAAATACTCGATCGCGACCGTGTCATCCGAGGCCACCGCGACCTGGCCCTTTTCCACTTTCAAGGTGCGTCCGGCCTCCAGCAGGACCAGCACCCGCGAGGTAAACAGCGTGTCGCGAAAGAGGCTCAGCGTGGCCGGCGCGGGTGCCTCACTGCCCGCTGATACGCCCTTGGTTTTACTCGTCATGCTTTTTCTCCAGACATGAAAAAGCCCGCACGCGGCGGGCTGTATTGATAGAGGGAGTGAATCTCAACAAGAGGCAGAGCGAATGGCTTCAACCAGCTCGGTCGCCAACTCGGTCGAATTGCCAGAACCGGACAGATAAACGTTCACGACCGGCGCCACAGGCTTCACTCGTCGCTCATAGTCGCCACTGCTCAACACCCGGCCCAACGCACGAGCAATAACCCTCGGTGACGTGGGACCAGCCAGAATGCTCTCCCATGCCTGTAGCATCCGTGCGGCATCGTACTTCCGGTCAATTTGACCCTCGATCAGCTGAACGATCCCGCACTCTGACAATTCGCCAACAGCTTCGCTCTTATCGGTCATGACTTTTCTCAATGTTGATGGTTTGGGGTATTGCCGCCAGTATCAATAATCATCCCCGCACTATTGATATCGCCGGACACGTTGAGTGGGCCGTCGATACTCACCTCACCCGCCAACGCAATTTTGATTGCGGCCACGCGGACCTGATCCGGTGTCACCTCGAACAGCGACCCGCCGACACGGATCGTCGCCTGGGTACCGTTGGGCAGATCGATGCAGTAGCTACTGGCCTGCCAGTCGTAAACCAGCGAGCCGCCATCGTCGAAGTACCAGGCCTCGACGTGATCGCGGTTGTCCGGCGGGGGCCCGGCGTTGCCATACAGCCCCGGGATAAAGGTGCCAATGGCCGGGTTGCCACTGGGGCTGAACAGAGCGCCCTGCTCATTCATGCTCGGTGCGCGCCAATGCCGGGCCTTGCCGGCCGCCAGGCTGTGCCAGCGCACCCAGGCACTGGTCCACTCACCGGCTTTAACCCGCACCCGAGCGGCAGGCAGATCGACGCCGACCACCACGCAGGGCATCAGCATCGCGGCGATCATTCGGTCGTGTTCGGCGCTGGGGTAGGACATGCCAGATCCTCCGGCTGAAAGTAGTGATCTTCGTTGCCGGTACCGGTGCAGCCGTCGACGTTCAGGTACAACGTGCCCGGAGGCTCGATAGGCCAAAGCCACTCGACTTCGCCGAGGTAGATCTGCTGGGTCCACTCCACCGTCCACACGGTGTAACCATCCAGCTCCGGCTTGGTCCAGTCCTGACGCGAGGCCACGAACTGCGCCTGCTCGACATTGTCCAGCCCCCAAGTCTGCCCGCGTAGCAAAATGGCGATCTGTGTGGCCAACTGGGCGCCCAACTGCTGATGCCGAGCCAGTTCGGGCCCGACGATGGCCCGCGCTTCAAAACGCAGCACCAGCACCGTTTCGCCGGTGCCAATGTCTGTCCCGGGTTCAAATTCGACCGGCTCCAGAAACACGGCGGGCAGCGGCAGTCCGAACCTGCCATCAATTTCAGGACAGGTCGCCACAAAACTCAGCTGAGGCAACGCCTGTCGAATGTGCTCTTCGATCGCCGCGTACAGGACATCGAGCGTCAGTGATTGATCAGACACGAGTCGTTCCTTTCAGGTATTTGTGCAGTTCAAAGTTCAGCTCCTGCTTGAGCACCACCAGCAAACGCTCGTCGGCTTTCTGCGCCCAGGCATTGAACGGCCCCTCGACGTCTTCGAGTGAGACCTTGGCCTTGGCCAGTGGAAAGCGATTGTCGTTTTCCGCGATCCAGCCCGAACTCGTGCCTCCAGCCGCGGACGCGCCGCCGGGATAGTCATCCGGATTGAAATGTTTGCTGGCTGTACGGATCCAGATGTCCGCTTTGACGCCATACACTTTTTTGTAGAAGGCGCCTCGAAACCGCCGCCCCGCCACCGAGACACCGGCCTTGCCCTGCCTGGGCTTCCCTACCCGGCTGGCGTCCATCGCGTTGACACCGAACCAGAGTTTTCCTGAGTCGGCGTTGCCTTTGATCGGATAGCTGCGCAGACGCTGACGCACCGCCCGCAGTGCGATGCGCTCCTGCCGGCTGGCATCCCTGGCAATACGCGTGGCCAGCCAGCCCAAGGTCTTGTTGATCGCTCGGCGCTGAGCGGCGGCAACTGCCTTGGGCACCACTCTGGCCAAGTCGTTAAACGCCTGCATGTCCTTGGCAGAGAGCTGCAAGGTGATCGGGACAGCGCTCATGGATTTAACCTCAGGATCAACGCCACCATGCCATCACCACCTGGCTCAATGCCGATCAAGGTGTATTCGCCCCCGCCATCCAAGGCGGGCAGCTCGATCTGCACCGTTTGCGCTTTTTCCACGCCTGCCGCATCAGCCACCCGGATCTCAAAGCAAGGTTCACGCAGCCCGGTTTTCGTCCGTCCAATTTTTGGCTGTAACCAGGGTGCCGAGAACATACCCAGCACCCGTCGGCCTTCGATGAAGCCGACATCGGCCAAGGTGTCGAACACCACGCTGTCGATTTCCGCGACCAGGTCTCGAAAGGCCATGGTCAGAGCGTCAGCAGGATCTGCGCCCGAGGACGGGTGCACAGGTGCAACGGGTTGGACTGCGCTTCCCCGTCCATGCCCTTGTTGAACGGCAGCGGCTCCAGCTTGCTGTAATACGGCAAGCCTTGGGTGTTGGCCGTCTCCATGTAATCCGCCGGAGCAAAGCAGGAGATGTACAGATTCGGCACGCCTTCCGGAATCAACAACGCTTGATCATCATGAATAAACGACACCCCAGCGATGCGCCCGCGATAACGTTCCCAGACAATACCACCCAGCTCGAAGCTCTCACGCGCGTCGCCGCGCAATTCCGCTGCCTGGATCGTATTGAGGAAGGTTTCTTCAACCGACTTGTGCGTGATCAGCTTGTTCCAGAAGTTTTTGCCGCAGAAGGCTCGCGACCCCGAGCTGGTGACGTTGCCCAATTCATCCTCCTGCATGTCCAGCGCTTCGGCGCACTTGACCCGGATTTTCGTCGCCGAGTCGTTCAAGCCCATGGGCAGGACTTGTTGCTCCACGCCGAACGCCTGATAAATGTTCAGCAGGATTGTCGAGCCATCCGCGTCCAGTATCAGGCCATTGAGCGCGCCCATGCGCTGAAACTCATGGGTGGCATCGAGCTGACGCTTAGCTTTTAAGAGCCGTGCGTTGACCACGCCCTGCACCGCCTGCAGCTCGGTGCTCGTACCAAAGGCACGAATGCCCTGGATCTCATCGGCCTTGATGGTGAAGCGCTGTGGCAAATGGACGGTATTGAACGGGATCATCTGACGCTTGCTTCCACCCACCACCAGACCCGAGGTACCGCGCTCACCTGACGGCACGAGGGCCAGGGTGTTGCCATCCTTTTCGATCTGCACGGTCAGAGTGGTAATACCTTCTTCCTGGAACAGACCCAAGCTGCTGATGCGGCCCGGCAGGTATTCCTGCTCGTTGATCGCCGCAGTCAGCGAAGACACAGAAAAAACATCGTCGGTAAAAATGCCAATATCGGCCATGAAAGGACTCTCCAGAAATGCAAAACCCCGCACAGGGCGGGGTTAGAAAAAGGGGTGACTGACTTAGCGGGCAATCACAAACTGAGTCGCCAAGGCGACCTCGGCATCAGCATCGAAACCGGTCAAATGCACCTCGCTGACCTCGGCCAACCGCACCACCGCACTGGCGCGACGCTCTTCGGTCGATTCGCCCAGCGGCCCGTACAGGATGCACGCCGCCACTTCCGTACCGTCGATGGCGACGGGATCGTAGGGCGCAAACTCGTTGCTGGCAGTGATCAGCCCCAGCACCTGTCCGGCAGTCAAGGCGGGGCCAGCGGCCACCAGAATGGATTCACGAGAGATCTTCCCGGCCCCTTCGGAGAGCAGAAACTCGCCAGCGTGTAGCGTTTCGTATTTTACGGTCATGCTCGTGCTCCTTTTGCAGATTTGGATGGCCCCATGTGAGCCGCCTGACGGGCCGCCCAGATCGACGGAGGATCCGGTTGTTTCGCCAGCACCTTCAGGGCCATGTCATCATTGATGGGCAAGCTGTTATCAATTTCAAAGCCGTTGCCGCTGCTGACAATCTTGTCGAACAGCCGCGCCCGCACGGCGGGTTCGTCCAGCCCCGCCGCGACAAATTCGGCGCTGAACTCAGGCAATCGTGCGGCAACACACAGATCATTCACGGCCTTTGCGCGGTTTAATGCTGCTTGAACGGAAGCTTCATCTTTCAGTCCGGAGGACTTAATCAAGGGCTCAATCAGATTGCTGATGCCCGCCTGGGTGCAACCTTGTGTGATCAGTAGCGCCAGCTTGGCGGTATTTGTTACCAGTGGTGCAGGTAACTCGGAGATTTCGGGGTCCGGATCGGCTTCTGCGGGATCATCTAGCTGGGCGAGCAAGGCTGCGGGGGCGCGCTGGAAACGCTGCAATACGCCACCTTGTCCGAGACAGGCTTTGACCTGAATGCCTTCGCCAATTTCATCGGCCAGCCCCAAAGCCACCGCCTCACCCGCGGTCAACCAAGTTTCGGCGGCCACCATACCGCGCAGCCCCTCCTCATCAATGTTCGGGGCTTTTGCCTTGTAGGCCGCGATGATCGCCTCCATCGTTTGATCGAGCACGTCGGCCACTTTACGAAAGCTGTCCGCGTCGCCCGCCGCATAAGTCCACGGGTTGTGAATCATCAACATGGCGTTGGACGCGATCACCACCTTGTGTGCACCGCATACGGCGACACTGGCCGCACTCGCCGCCAGGGCATCGATACGGCCGGTACAACGATCGCCCAAACGAGACAACGCGTTATGAATGGCCAGACCGTCGAATAGATCGCCACCGACGCTATTGAAGGCGACGATCACGGGAGAGACCCCGTCATCCACGACGCGCAAATCCTGCACGAATTGACTGGCCGTAATCCCCCAACAACCAATCTCGCCATACACGAACACTTCGATGGTGCGCTGTTCGGCTTCACCACTGGCGTGCACGGCGTACCAGCTTTTGTCCTGTACCGGCACCCGCTGGCCGGCCTTGTTGTATATGCGCGCAGATGCGTTTTTGCTCATGCTTGCTCCTTGTCGTCGAACGCCTGAAGCAAATCGACGAGCGTGCTGTAATTAAGGCCCTTGCCCCGAGCCCGTTCGGCATCGGCGGCGTTTTCTTCGTCCACCGTTTCGGCGTCGTACCCGGTGCGCAGGACCATTTCGCTGCGCGAGGCAAAGCCTGCGTTGACTTCCATCGTGCGTGACTGAACATCCTGAACCGGATGGATATAGGCCCAGCCTTGCGGTACCCAGCGCGTACGCAGGTATTCACGACGGCGCTGGGCGTAGTCCGGTAATAGTACGGCGCCACTGAGCACCGCCATGTCCATCCAGGCGGCTCGCACCGGGCGACACAGCTGGTGCACATACACCCCAAATTGCAGTTGCTCCAGACGGCGCCGAAACTCGGTGAGCACCACGCGCAGCGCCCGGTCATTCACATCACGCATGTCACCGGTGAGAATTTCGTACGGCATCCCCGCACCGGCGGCCGCGGCCATCAGTTGCTGACGCATGAAGTCCGAATAGTTATTGCCCGCGTCCGGCGGAGTGGAAAACTCGACCTCCTCGCCCGGCAACAGCTCCTGCATGGTCCCCGGCTCCAGCGCGACCATGGGCGTGAAGCCGTCCGAGGCCAGGTTCAATGGTGCGCCGGTGACCGGATCTATCGGGGTTTGAATGTCATCCGGTGACGGCTTTTTGATAAACCCGGCGAACAGGTTGGCCACTTCCTGGCGGAACAACACCGCATCGTCGTAGTTGTCCAGGCTGCGCAGGCGTTTTAGGACCGGCGACAACCGCGGCAAGCCGCGCAACTGACCCGGCTCAACCGGCTCAAAGACGTGCAGCACCTGGCTGGCCGGCACACGCACCAGCTGGTTGTAACCACTGTTCAATGACGAGGCGTCGCCGGGATGCGAGCGATACATCCAGTACGCGACCCGACGACTGTCCGGACTGAACTCAATGCCGGCACGGATCACATTGCCGTTGCGTGCGGCCTCGAACTTGTCGTGCGGCACAAATTCCGGGGCCAGCACCTGAAGTTGCAACGGCACCACCAGCCCCTCATCGAGACTGCGTGGACGCAAACGGACGAAACATTCGCCAGCCGTTTCCACCGTCCGCGCGATCAATGCCTGCTGCCCGTAGAAGTCGGTCAGACCATCGGCGTCGGACTCTTCGGCCCAATCGGCCCAGAGTTCTTGCAGCAGGTGCCGAAGTTCATCGTCCTGGGTTTTCGGTCGCGGCGTGATGCCGGTGCCGATCAGGTTGCTGACCCGTTTGTCGATGACGTTGAAGGCGTACGGGTCGTTGCGCACCGCCGCCCGGGAACGTGAGCGCAGGTTGCGCAATGCCGGAATGGCAATGCTGTTGAAGCCGGCGTCGGGTGCATCCCAACTGGCGGAGCGACGCCCTTCGGCGGCCCCTTCGTAACTGGCCTTGATGTTCGACGGGAGCAGGAAACCGCTGCGACCCAAGGTGGGAAACTGACGAGCCATTAGAGTCCCTTGCCTCCATGATAAAGCCGCACGACACGCGACCGAGGACCCGCCGCCGCGATCAGCGAGCTACGAATCTCGTCGCGCGCCCTGAGCAGTTCGTCGATGTCGCGGTACTCAACGTTTCGATCCGCGTAGCGCACGATTTTCTCGCCGCGCGCGATTGCCGTCTCGACCGCATCGAGTTGCTGCTGGGTAAAGGCCATAAGGGATCGCTCTAAAAGAGAAAAACTGCGTGCTTCCACTCAGCGCCGCTTGAGGTAGCCGCTGCTGGAGCTTCGACGTTGTGGGGGGCGGGCAATGGGTGGCGGTGGCGGTACGGAATCAGCCGGTGGCGGCGGTGGTGTTACCGGAGCGCTGATACGTTCAACCGTGACGGGTTTCCCGCCCGGTGGCGCCGCTTGAAACAGCGCGTTTCTGACCCGCTCCCAGTCGTGTTCCTTGTAACGGTTCAGCCCCAGGTAATGCGCCATCGCCAGGCTGTACACCATCAGGTCGAGGGCCTCATTGCGCTCCGCCTTGCCCTTGACCCATTCAATTTTTTTGTAGCCTTTGACGTAGCGGGTCACCTTGCGCTCGGCGACACACTGGGCAAAAAAATCGTCCGGCAGGTCGTTGGCAAAGTGCAATGCACCGGGACCGTCTTCCACCGGATAGCGGTTGTAAATCCAGTCCTTGGCGGTGTCGGTGCCGACGAACCACAGCTCCACGCCCTTGCGCTCGGTCTGGCCTTTCCAGGTGACGTCCATCATCGACGGTCGCTGGGCAATCACCGGGCGACCCGGCCTGCTCGCGCCCTTGATCGCGAAGATGTTGCGCCAACGCCGCAACCGGCAGAACCGATACACCTCGTCGGTGTGATTACCGCCGGAGTCGATGCCGGCCGCCCGGATCGTCAGCTCCACACCGCACGGATGTGGGTAACGCACCTTGAGTTTTTCATCGAGCGCCGACCAGGTTCGCTCGTCGGAGGGATCGCCCCAGATCACCTGGTAGTCGATGATCCAGCGCTCCATGCCGGCGCCCCACCCCACCACCATAAACTCCAGACGGTTGGCTTGAACGTCGACCGAGGCGGTGAGCATCAGCACGGCAAACGGCATCGAACCCAGCCCATAGGTTTCAAGGCGGGCCCGGGCCATCAGCACATCGGCTTTGGTTTGCTCTTGGGCGCTGTCCCAGACCTTGGCCAGACGGGTGTTGTAGAACACCTGCATAGGCTCCAGATCACCGCGGGACATGGCGGTCTTGGCCTTTTCGAACTGTTTGGCCAGTGACGCCCAACCGGTCCAGCCGGGTGGCGAGTACAACGCGTTGAGGTTGAAGCCGACGGTTTCGCCATCGCCCTGGGCATGGGCGCGCCACTCGCCCTTGGCCAACATCTCACCCTTGTGATGCTCTTCGATCAGCACGTCACAGTCAGGTCCGGCGCACTCGTAGTGCGCCAATTGGCAGTCCGTCGAGTAATGCAGGCGCTCCCACTCCAGGACTTGCATGTGCCCGCAATTCGGGCACGGCACGTAGTAAAAACGCTGGTCGCTGCTCTCGAACAAATCAGCAATGCGCGAGGCGCCCCTGATCGTCGGCGAGCTGGAAAAGTAGAATTTGGCGTTACGGCCAAACGTACTGCCCCGGGTTTCGGCCAGCTCAATCGGGTCGCCCTCATCGCCCACGTCCACCACCCAGCGATCCACTTCATCACCATAGATGTAGCGGGCCGACAACTCCGACAGGTTCGCCGCCGAGCCGGCCGTGGTGACATACAACGAACCCCCTTCGAACTCTTTGGTGTCCATGGTGTTGCGCGCATCGCGGGCACGGTTCGCCGCCACCCGCTCACGCAGTACCGGCGTGGCCTTGATGGTCTTGCCGATGCGCGACGAAACGCGTTTGGCCAATCCCAGGCTGGGCAGCAGCGTGAGAATATTCGACGGTGCCATATGGATCAGGCCACCGATCCAGTTCAAGGCAATCTGGGTTTTCATCAACTGCGAGGCGACCATGGTCACCACGCGCTTGCACGGATGCGCCGGTGACAGGCAACGCATCGGCTCGCGGGCATACGGTGTTCGCGCGGTGCGGTACTGCCCGGGTTCGGCGGCCCCCGCATCACGCGGGATACGCATGTACTCGTCGGCCCACTGATCGATCCAGAGATCTGGGTCCGGTTGTAGCCCACGGAAATGCGCCTCACGGTACACCGCTGCACCATTTGAGATCTCTGAGGGCATAGATTTAACTCGGGGTGACGGCGTGCTCTAGATCCGCCTTTGACACTCGTTCGGCGTCTTCCAGCGCTTGTCGAATGGCCGCAGTCAAAAGCCTCTCGATTTGCCAGGGGTCGGTCATCCCTGCCATTTCCGGGGCCAGGCGCGGAGGCAATCCCAGCAACTGATCACGCACTAGGCGGCCAGCGTTATAGGCTGCATTTTCCACTGCCTTTCGCTCAACGAGTGTGCCCTGCTGGGTATGAAAGTTGGCCTGCTCTTGCAAGGCCAAATAGTGTTCCCGCATAGCGCGGGCTTTCTGAAAATCCGGCGCCAGTCCCAGCTGATCAGCCTCGATTTCATCGCCCGCGCTGGGGGCGTCGCGCTGAAGTCGCTGCTGCTCGTGTCGAGCAGCGACGCCGGCTTTACTCGGATCGCTGGTCATCGCCAGGAGCTGATCGCTAGCATTCACGTCAATCAACCCGGCGCCGTTCACAACCAGCCTTTCATTTTGGACCAATTTACTGATGTGCTGCCTCGACCAGCCCTTCAGTTCGCCGTATTCCTTGCGAGTTAAAAAAGCCATGCACCCTCACCTGTTTATTTGCGGGTAACGCGTAACCTTGTCAACTTACTTGACAGGCTTCCCAAGCGTTTATCCGGGAGTTTCATTGTGAACACCTGAATAGAGCAGATAGGCGTTACGACCAATCGTAGCGGGCCTGTGCAGAGAAATGATGAGGGGATAAGTACAAACTTTGACGGTTCGAAATCAGGGATTTGCTGTCAACCTGTCAACCTGTGTCAACTAACTTTCAGACCCTGCCGCTAACGCGTTTGCGCGAGTCTTATGCCCCGTGTTCCTTGGAAGTTGCCAGGGTCCCCGGCCTCTGCCAAATGTTGTCGCTTCACAGCCGAGCCAGCCCAGCAACCGCAGAGCCGATACCCACAAGAAGCCCGAGCGCCAGCCCGGCTGTGAATGGCCAGACCGTTGCCAGCTTGGATTTGAAATCGACAACTTCCGCTGGAACGATCAACTCTGCCGGCTGCCCTGGCATCAGACCATCACTCAGGGTGTGCTCCCGCACCAGATCAGAACGAACCAAAAAGCCACGATCAGAACTACGGCCTACCATCTGCTCGTCTTTGTGCAAGACCAACTCGCCCCCGTAATGCACGAAGCTGTCAGCTTCAACGCAAACTGGGGCATAACGATCAGGTAGGTATACAGCGAACGTGGATTTGCTCATTTACTCACCTCTTTGAAACAAAAAAGGCCCACCGAAATGGCGAGCCTAGAGAATTTTGGCAAAGCCAGAGACTGAGGTTTGGCACCTCATCTACTGGAGCTTTGGTGTATTTGAACCAGCGCCCCCATCTGCCGGCATGCCTAGAACGCCCGTCCTAGACGCATAAACCGGATATAAAAATCGAATCAACCGTGATAACAAGGATGTTTAGAGCATCTCAACCCACTACCTTCACGATGAGGACATGGAAATGCTAGTAGACATCTACCG